ACAACATGAGACTTTGTTGGGTGTGATGGTGTTCTTTTGGGTTTATTAAAACCAGATAAATTAAACCTTTTTATTCTTGAATCTTTTGTCATTTACCCTTTTTACTCATTGCCATTCTATGAGCCTGTGTAAAACTCATGCCTTCTCTCATTTTACGTTTCATATATTCCATATGGGCCTTTGTATGCCCATGTGTCTCTTGATGCTTCTTAAGGGTGTTTTTTTGTCTGGTAGTTAGTTTCATTTTTTCTTTTTCAGTAAATCAGCATCCGCAGTTCTTGCTCCTCCCTTTCCACTTACAAAGCTATTAACACGACCCATAGCCCACGCACCCATTGTTACATTTCTTGACCCACTGCTAAGATAAGCACCCTGCCCCCTTCTATAAACAGCAGCTAATTGACCGTAAGTAAACTTAGTGCCTTCTGCTTTTTTCTTAAGACTTTTTCTTACGGCCTCGCTTAGAGGTTTTCTTTTTGGTTTTGCTTTTACCATCTTGGGCGGCTCTTGATTTTTGTATAGCTTTTATATCAATATACTCTCCTTTTCTGTACGCTTCAGCAGTTCTTTTTATTTCAGCAGCTTTAGCACTTCTATTTTTTGCACCACTTAAATATTTTTTGGGTACACCAGTTTTTTTATCCTTCGGTACTTTTCTCTGCTTTGGCATTTGTCTTTTGTTTTGTAGGTTTTACGGCTTTCTTTGCCTCAGACAATCTTTCTGCTAATGTTTTAGCCATTACTTTTTACCTCCTTTTTTCTTTTTCTTTTTTGTTTTAGGTTTCATTGAACCATACATTCCAGGCATTTGTTTTTATAGAAACTAAATAAATTTTACTATTTTTTCTTATATATAGCCATTAATTGATTTATTGTTCTTCTTGAACCGTCATTTTTTATAAATTTACGCATTGCTTCAGTTGGTGAATTGTATTTACTTCTTAATCTTTTATACATACTAAATCCTTGTTTTCCTAATACTTTTTGTCCATAAACTGTACCTTTATCATCACCCTTCTTGTTTAATTCTGCTACTTTTTTATCAAACCATTGACCATAAGTTTCACCATCGGGCACAAATTCTTTACCAGTTACAGGTCCAATTGGTATCGGTATATCAACAGACCTGCAATTAAAATGCTGTGGTGGGTATGGCCCTTCACCAACTTTATATCTTTTGCCGTCTAGTGCTCTACAGATTGCAGATGTTTTTTGATCATGCACCGCAGAATATTCCCACCTTTTTACAATTTTTGAATTAATTTGATAACTTTTTCTACTAATTTCAGTGCTTAATTGATTTACTGTTGTTTTAACAAGTGTTTTTGTTTGGGCGTTACTTAAAGATGTAACAACTCCACCTTTTGATCTAGGGTTAAAATCTAATGTTCCGATCAATTCTCTTTGTATTCTTTGTAAACTTTTACCTTCCAATAATCCTTGCCTAACAGTGTGAGCAAATCTATCTGCTGTCCTTTCTGTAAGGCCACGAAATGCTTTTGCCACAACATCGCCATTAGGTAATACTATTTCTTTACCTACATTAGCCGTCAAAGCAAATCTACTTTGCACTGCTTGCATGCTTGTAGTATCTTTAAAAACATCAAAAACTTTTCCTCTTGGTAAACCAATCTGATTGTTTTTCGTAGGGTCAAATCGTATCAACCTATCTACAAAATCAGGATCTATCTGTAAAGCATTAATCTGACCAGCCAACTCAGGTGGTGCAATATCTTCAAG